CGGAGCCTACAGCGCGGACCCGACTGTTGACGGTAACGGCGACGCGCTGACTGACGGCGACCTGTACTTCAACAGTACGTCAAACAATCTGAAGTTCTACGACGCTGGCAACGGCGTGTGGGTCACGCTCAACAATGCCGTGCAGGTCAACTCGGCTGCAACGCTCAGCGCGGTCGGCGACGCAAACTTTGGCACACTGGCTGAAAACGACTTCATTGTTCGCGACGGCAGCAACCCGGCCAAGTGGGTAAACAGGACGCCTGACCAGTCGCGCTCAGCATTGGGGCTTGGCACCGCAGCCACTACTGCCGCAAGCGACTATGCCACCGCAGCGCAAGGCGTGACAGCAGACACAGCGCTGCAACCAAACGCAGCAGCCGACTTTGGCGGTAACAACATTACCTACGCCGCCAATTACAGCACGTTTGCTAACCTGCCAACTGCTAGCACCTACCACGGCATGTTTGCGCACACGCACGATACCGGGAAGCCTTACTTCGCACACGCTGACAACTGGGTTGAGCTTGCGCAGCAGAGCGCTGTGAACGCAAAACAGGACACGGTCGTAACCAGCACTGCACTTGCAGCCGCGTCACTGACTACGCAAGAAACTGGTGACAACGGGGCGGTCTCTATTGACGTGCGCAGGGCCAACCCACGGACGACTATCGGCACTCACACACTGCTTGGCGGCGCGACTCTCTACTACGCCAGCGGAGCAGCAACCTACGACGTAAGTGCGCTGACACCGGGAGACATAGTGACGATCTACTGCGAGACCGGGACTGTTACAGTTGGGCAGGGCAGCGGCTCTGTCGTGCTGTTCAAGGACGGCGAGGCTACTGGCGTGGCTAGCAGCGATACAGTCACGATAGGGGCGGATACGCTAGCTACCGTGACGTGCGTTAGCGCGACCAAAGCGATCATCGCCGGGAGTGACCTGACATGAGCGGCGTAGGTGCAATGATGAACGTCACGGCGTCGGTTAGTGGTGCTGCTGCTGTATATGCTGGACCCGGCGGCGTGCGCTTCACTGCCGCAGGTTCGCATAGCTGGACAGTCCCGGCGGGCGTTACAAGCGTCAGTGTCGTTTGTGTTGGCCCCGGCGGTGGACGATACCGGAGCAGCAGCAGCTCCGGTGGTGGTGGCGGTGGTCTCGGCTACGCCAACAACGTCTCGGTCACTCCCGGTCAGACCATCACCGTGCAGGTAGGAGCGGCTCCGGCCGTTGGTCAGGGTACGTATGGCACCGACAGCTACTTTAAAGACACCTCCACCTGTGTCGGCAAGTCAGGTCAAAATGCCGACAGCACTAGTGTCGAGGGTGTCGGCGGCCAGTACGTTGGCACCGGAGGCGGTTTCGGCGGTGACGGCGGTAGCGGTAGATTCAGCGGCGGCGGTGGTGCTGGTGGTTACTCTGGGTCCGGTGGCGCAGGGCGTGGTGTAACAGATAGCGGTGACACTCGCACTGGCTTTGCCGGATCTGGCGGTGGTGGCGGCGGTGGTGCTGGCTATTTCGCTGGTTCTGGTGGTGGCGTTGGCCTCTATGGTGAGGGTAGCAGCGGCGCAGGCGGGACTGGCAGTACAAGCTCAAACGGCGAAGGCCACGGTGGATCAGGCGGTGAAGACGGCACCAGCTACTCCAATATTACCGCAAACGCCAGTAAGTATGGAGGCGCTGCTGGCTACGCTGTTAGTGGCCTATATCCAAACCAAGCAGCTGGCGTGGGTGCCGATGGTGCCGTCCGAGTCATTTGGGGCACCGGGCGCTCCTTTCCAACCACAAACGTCGATGCAGCTAGCAGCACTGCTGGCGAAGACACAACCACTTACGCATAGGAACTTATTAAGGAAATCAATATGTTAGACACGACAAAAAACTGGTACGCGAGCAAGACTGTCTGGGCCGTTCTGGTCATGCTGGGCAGCGTGGCTGCACGCAACGCGGGGATCGACCTCGGGCCATTCGAAGACGAGATCAGCAGCCTGATTCTCGATGGCGTCGCGCTTGTGGCCGGGGCTGTGGGCCTGTGGGGTCGCGTGGTTGCGACTACTAAGCTGACCAAGTAGGAGAAACTGCCGTGACTGACGCTGAGATTGCTGAGATTGCCGAGCGTGTAGCCAAGAAAGCCGTGGATGAAACCTTGCGGCGGCTGTACCTCAACGATGATGACAGTGGGAAAGACGTGCATGACCTGCGCGAGCTGCTGTCGAGCTGGCGAAGTGCCAAGAAGACTATCGGCACGACGGTCACTCGCTCCGTAACCCTGTTTGTTCTCGGAATGCTTGCGCTTGGGGCAGTAATGCAAGTGCGTAAGCATCTTGGGGGTGACGATCTTGGTGGATAATAGCGTCAAACGAGAAGACTTACTCGCTGCGCTGCATACAGCGGTCGCGGAAGACCTACACAGACGCATTACGGACGGTGAGGCAAGCGCTGCCGAGCTGTCCGTAGCCGTCAAGTTCTTGAAAGACAACCATATCGACAGCGTGCCGACTGACGACAACGCCATTGGCGCATTGTTGGACGGCATGCCTAACTTTGAGGATGACACCGATGGTTAAGCTGTCAGTTGGGCGCGGTGAAAAGCTCAGTACCAAGGAGGGCGCAGGGCTTACAGCCAAAGGTCGCCGCAAGTACAACAAGAAGACGGGCAGTAACCTCAAGGCACCGGCACCGAACCCCAAGACCAAGGCGGACAAGGGGCGCAAGAAGTCGTTTTGTGCGAGGATGGGCGGGATCGTCAAGCGCTCTAAGAACGCTGAGCGCGCCAAGGCCAGCATGAAGCGCTGGAACTGCTGACAAAAAGACGCTGCCAGCCCGGGTGAGAGCTGACAGCGCGACAGGAGGAGCTTCTGACTAGGGAGGAGTAAACGTTTAAGGAACCACTTGCACAAAAGCCTTATAAACAGTTACTCAAACGGAACGATTGTGTCAACGCAAAAGATCAAAGAGGACTTCCGGTCCTTCCTGTGGCTCGTATGGAAACATATCAGCCTACCTGACCCAACGCCCGTACAGTACGACATCGCACACTACATCCAACACGGGCCTAAGCGTTGCATGGTGCAGGCGTTTCGGGGTGTCGGTAAGTCCTACATCACGTCCGCGTATGTCGTCTGGTCTCTGCTTCGTAACCCTGACGAAAAGGTCTTGGTGGTCTCCGCGTCCAAAGAGCGAGCCGATGCGTTCTCTACGTTTACCCAACGCATCATTAATGAGATTCCCGCCTTGCACCACCTGCGGCCCAAGGAAGAACAGCGCAACTCCAAGATTGCCTTTGACGTCGGACCAGCCCAACCGAGCCACAGCCCGAGCGTAAAGTCTGTCGGTGTGACCGGTCAGTTGACGGGTAGCCGCTCCTCGCTTTGCGTCGTTGATGACGTCGAGGTTCCCGGCAACTCGGCCACTCAGCTCATGCGCGACAAGCTAGCCGAGCTGGTCAAAGAGTTCGATGCTGTCTTGACGCCCGGTGGACGCATCATTTACCTCGGAACGCCGCAGACTGAGGATAGCCTGTACAGCCGTCTTCCAGAGCGCGGCTACCAATTACGAGTCTGGCCTGCTCAGAAGCCGTCAGTGAGCGCTACAGAGGCGTATGGAGGCACTCTAGCGCCATTCGTTGAGCAGCTTGACGTCGAGACCGGCGATTCCGTCGATCCACTGCGGTTTGACAACGAGGATTTGCAAGAGCGTCTGACGTCCTATGGGCGTGCTGGCTATCAGCTACAATTCATGCTCAGCACGGCAATGACAGACGCCGAACGCTACCCGCTCAAAGTGCGCGACATCGTATTTTTACCGTTGGACTCAGAGACCGCACCCATGTCGCTGACTTGGGGTCCGACAGAAGACAAGACCATGAACGACCTGCCGAACGTAGCCATGCGGGGTGACAAGATGTACGGCCCAATGGCAGTCGGCAGTGTGGTCGGTGAGTACAGTGGGTCCATCATGGCCATTGACCCGTCAGGTCGCGGTGCTGACGAAACAGGCTATGCAGTCGTCAAGCAACTTAACGGCTACCTGTACGTTCCAGAGGCCGGTGGCATTAGCGGCGGGTACGATGAAGACACCCTTGGGTCGCTGGCAGAGATTGCTGCGCGCAACAAGGTCAACATGGTGCTGGTCGAGAGCAACTTTGGTGACGGTATGTTCACTAGCTTGCTGCGCCCGGTGCTTGCTAAAAGACACCCCTGCATGATCGAGGAAGTGCGACACAGCACTCAGAAGGAACGGCGCATCATTGATACCCTTGAGCCAGTCTTGATGCGCCACAAGCTCGTCATGGACCCTCGGGTTATCGAACAGGACTACCGGACAGCCAGTAAGTACGAACAGCACATGCGGATGAGCAAGATGCTCGTCTATCAGCTCACGCGACTGACCACTGAAAGACACAGCTTGCGCCATGACGATAGGCTAGACGCACTTGCCATGGCTGTCGGGTACTGGTCTGAGCAGATGGCGACTGACGAGCAGCGGGGCATTGAAGCGCAGCGAGACGAGCTAATGCAGCAAGAGCTAGACAGGTTCATGCAGGTGGCTGGACAGCCGCGACCAAACAGACGGAACTGGATGGGCAACCTGTCGGCTGTCAGGTAGCTGGACAGATTGCTGGACAGCCTGCGACCCGGTAGGGATCAGTCCTTAAAATGACAATTCAAACCCTATAAGGAAAACAGTTCCGCCCCTATAAGTGCTATAAGGCACTGACAGTTGATTTTAGGTTTGATTTAAGGACTGACCTTCGGTCGCAAGCTGTCCAGCAATCTGTCCAGCAAACTGCCCAGCAACTCAACAGTTACCTTAAGGTACTGAATGTGCTGTAAGTGCTATAAGGGGGGCTGAAGGCTGGCTTTAGGTTCAACTGTCAAGTTGGTGTCAAGCGCCGTAGCGCCACCACCCCGCTTCTCCCTCGCGGCTATTTTGCTGCAAAAATGTCAGACGGTATCTAATAAGAACATCGTCGCGCTCCCCCCCGCCTACCTGCCGCTAATCGACCAGCCAGCGCCGCCTGTGCCTGCCGTTCATCCATAAAGCCAATGTTTCCAGTGCCTTGAGATGCATTGATAGTGCGTATCGGGGCCGAATGACCGCATAGGCCATAGTGATAGCACAAGTGATAGCAAGCGCGGGCGGGCAGCAACCACCAGCAACCACCAGCACTGACCGGCCACTGACCGGCCACTGACCGGCCACCGCCTGCACCTGCACGGCATCACCATAAGGGACAGTTATGTATTGCCTAAAGTTTTACACGATAGTGCTTGCGCTGGCGTAATTGTCTCGGCTAGGAGTGTATCCAGCAGCGGCGCACTAGCTACTCACCGCGCCGCATCACTCGAAAGGTTTACCAACATGTTTTCCACACACACCTTGCGCTTCTTTAAGACTGACAGCGACCAGCGCGCTGGCGTGTATTGCGCTTCGCACGAGCTGGACTTGAACGGCTTGATGCCTGACGAGGAATATGCCCCGACTCGCCGCGCTGACTTGTACGCAGTCAATGAAGCGCTTCAGATGATGGCGACAACGCACAAGGATTGCACCGCTGCTGAGGTCCATATCCAAGACGCTTTGTTTTGCGGCTTAGTTGTACGCGAAAACGAATCCCTTAAAGCCAACTACTTCGGCTAACAGCAACACCGGGCGCGCAGTCAGACAGCTACACGCTGCGCGCCGTCTCACTCTCTGAAAGGTTTACCAACATGACTTCCCTTTATGCACACGTCGAACACATCCGCGCCCTGTTAAGTAACGGTGACTGGACAAACGGCATGACCCGCGACGACTTTGACTCGCAAGATGACTACGACGAAGCCAACAGCGCTTTAAGCTGGCTTTCTGATGCCCTCGATGTCGAGTGGACGACCCACGCCGATAAGACATTCAAGGGCGCGCGCATTCTTGTAGCGTTCGGCGGTCCAAATATCTGGGTCAATACCATGACGAACGAGGTCGAGGGCTTTTGGTCAGGCGATCCGCCGGTCAAGTTGTACTTCGGCCTTAACGATGAACTGGAGGAAGCGTGCAGCGAATGGTTTGCATGCACATAACCAACCCGTTGCGCTCAAGTGATGATTGCTTGAGCGCAACACCACACCGAAAGGACTAACGACATGAAGAACCGACGAACCTCACTGCGCGAGTACCGAGGCGCACGCCTTGTCGAAAAGCGCCTTGCTGCTGGCCTAACCCGCGAGCAGTTAGCAGCAAAGGCGCGTGTCAGCACGATGACCCTCAAGAACTGGGAGCGTGGACGCACTAAGCCGCAGCCTGACAAGGTGCGCGCCGTGCGTGAAGTGCTGGCTGAAGTTGCACCGACGCCGGGCATTGACGCAGACGTGTTGCGTGCTGACGTCGAGAACTTATTAGGCGTCACGCAGAATTTGCTAATGGCTGTTGCGCACGTTGAAAAGCACCTTGATCCTGAAGTGCGCGACATGCTGCAAAAATTGGAGGTGGCACGCAATGGCAGCAAGTAAGCGCCAAGAGGTACGGTCACGCCGCATTCATTACGTCAACGCAACAATTACGCACGTTCAGCGCTTGAAGTTTCAGGCTAACGGCGAGCCTGTGTTCCGCATGACGTTCGCGGACCAAGACGGCAACGTGTTTGCGGCCACGACGCACGCACGCGGCACCTATCATGAGCGGATCAGCCCCGACATGACAAGCCAGCGCGTGAAGCTGACGTGGCACCACGACACGCGCGGCAACAAGATCGTCTTGGACTTGGAGGATGACGCCCGTGCTGCATGAGTTGCTGTTAGCTGCCGCCGTGCTGCTGCTGTGTGTCTGCCTGCTGTGGCTGGGCTGGCTCACTGAACAAAACGATCACTACTGGGATGACCTATGAAGCTGACCACGAAGCAGGTGCATGAGATTCGGGAGCGCCGCGCTGCTGGTGAGCAGGTCAAGGTGTTGGCTTACGACTACGGCAAGAGCCAGCGGACCATAACCGACGTGGCTCACGGGCGCACCTATGCCTACGTTCACGGTGCGCTGCCCGAGCCACCACTACACAAGCGCGTCACGCCTGACGAGATCAGGCAAATGCGTATCTTTATCGAGGCAGGCGGCACCGTAAACGCCTGCATGACAACATTCGGACGTGTCCGCGAGACCGTCTACAAACACGCTGGCGACCTGCTGGCAAACCGGAAGGAGAATAAAGGATGAGACAGGCGTTACTATTTGGGAGCTGTGCTGTGCTGATGGTTAGCTACATGGCGTGGTGGTTACACGTCTGGGCGGGTGCTTACTGATGCTGTTGTCACTTGATACTATCCGCAGCGAAATGGTTGCGGCCAAGGAAGCGGTCGGTGCTGACGTCACAGACGGAGCGCTGGTCGAGGAACACTTTGAAGCCCTGAGTTTCAACATGGACCGGCTTTACAATGCCGCCTTTGATGGTGACTCGGGCGAAACATTATCGGACCCTGATGGTGCAGAAATGCAACACGCTTTGAGCGCAATGGTGCTTGATGCCTTGCGTGCAACGATTGCTTTAGGGTTACGGCTTGATTTGCCACCGCACTAACGCCACCGTAACAGGTGGAAGAAAGGAGTAACGTATCATGTCACATTCAACCACCTTGTTGCGACAATTAACACACTTTGCGACCGTCGATCCGACAATATCGCTGCCCATGATGATGACCTTGACAGTCATGGCAGAGGAGATTGACCGGACCGGCGAGCGCTGGGCGAGACAGGAGTATATTAGAGACAACATGCCGGTCAGTTCGGCCAGTGTCTCCCGCGCCGTCACCTATTGGTCGAAGCACCATGACGGCAAGGGATTCATTACGACGACGCAAGACCCGCAAGATAGGCGGCTTAGCCTGTTGTCTTTTACACCGTCTGGAAATATGTTTGTTCAAGGTTTGTTCTCACGACAGGAGAAGAACGATGAAGAAGACGAAAGCAAAGACGCTTAAGGAGTACATCCCTGTGGCACGGGCACCGTTCCGCGCTAACCGGGATCAGAGGGGCGTGCGCTCTGCACTGAAGGCGATTGCGCTGTCACCACTTGGCGACATGCCGATCAATGAGATAACCCGCAGCGACATAGCGTCTTGGGTTGACGAGTTGGTCATCGAAGACCTGAGCGACGGTCGGATCAATCACTTTCTCGCCAAGCTCAATAAGGTGATGGTGCATGCGGACGAGCGCGGGTTGCTACCTGCCGGTCGCCCTAAGTACCAGCATACCCGGCACTCACGACGCCGCGAGTATGAGCTAATGCCAGACGTTGAGCATGACCTGATGCGCTGCTTGCGGCGGTACGGTCGGGAGCATGAGCAGTTTGCTACTGTCTTGCTCTATACAGGCGCGCGCTATAGTGAGGTGACGTCCCTGCCGTGGTCCGAGTGGCATAACGACACGGTCACGTTTAAGCTGACCAAGAGCGGTAAGCCCCGAACGATCCCACTGTACCGACCAGCTCGTGAGGCACTGATTGAGGCACACGGTCAGCGACCGCACAAGCCGGGGCCGTTTGACATCTTCCGGCGACACCGTGACTTTAGGAAAAGTTGGGATGCTGCACGGGAAGACCTTGGCTTAGCTGCCGAGCAAGACTTTACTCCGCACTGTTTGCGACACACTTGCATCACGCGACTCGTCCGCACGGGTATGCCGTTGATGAAGGTCAAAGAGTGGGGCGGCTGGTCAAGCCTCGTCATGGTCCAGCGTTACAGCCACCTTGAGGCAGCGCGTGACCTAAAAGATGCGACGAAACATTATGCGATTGACAACGTCGGGTCGATAATCTAGCCAAAATGCAGCCCTTCCTGCGATGCACGGCAAATGCGTTGCAAGTTTCGGAAGGGCTCCAAGTCTACGTCAGGCCAGCTACCTGACCCAAAGGGAGTTTTTCAAAGTGACTGATACATCAAATTCTTTTTCTTCCACACCCGAACGCACCGACACTGCACAGTCAGAACTTGAGGCTGACATGGTGCGAACCGGCCAAGAGCGTTGGCTAAAACAAGAACGCAAGGCACGTCTGACAAGTGGGGCCACCTCCCTGCCTCACGTCCGGCGTATCCTGCTCGCGCTGCATGAGACTGCTTGTTCTAACCTTTCCAAGCACCTCTCGCGCGCACCGGGGACAGGCAGGCGTGAAGCTGGACGATTTCAGCTGGCGCTAGTAGCTGAGCGTCATCGCCTGCCTGTTCTCACCTCTGTCTTACTCGCTGCCACCGGCTCGCTGCTGCTGCGCCATAACTCCACAGCTCAGAGCTACTTCTGTGACCAAGTGGGTCGGGCAGTCCGCGAGTATGAAGAACATGCAGCGTTCAAAAGAGACTTTGAGAAGTGGTCACGACTGCAACGCTTAGAGTGGTCACGCACCCGACTGAGCCGACAGCACCGCCGAGCAAAGGCGCGCGACCTGCACAAGTTGGTCAGCGGTCAGGCACCTAGCGAGCGACACGATAACACTCGGACGCAGATGGGTGCGGCGTGGCTGGGCGTGCTGCTTGAGCTTGGCTTGGTCGAGGTGCGCTATAGGAAAAGCACACGCGGCAACAAGCAGCCGTTTGTCCACGGCTCCGAGACATTCCACGCTAAGGTCGAAGCATTGAGCGCGCACTACGTTGAGCAGGCTTGGGTGCCGCAGCCTATGCTGATACCGCCCCGCCTTTGGGACGAAGACGATCACCTTTGGGGCGGTGCCTACGGTGCGGACATCCCGCCGTATGGCTTCTGCAAAGACTGGTCGAAGGGGGCGCAAGCATGAGCAGCTTAGCTATGCCAATCGGCAGCGTGAACGTTGCCATGATGACGGCCTATACACCCAATGACTTTGTTGCGTCAGTGATTGACGAGGCTGTCGTGGCTGATCTTGACCTGCCGTTCTACCCGCGCCCGATGCCTAAGCCGTCAATGGCCGACGAGAACTGGCTAGACCCGGCGCTTAAGAAGGACATGCTGAAGCAGCTTCGTGAGTGGCATGTCAGCTTTGACACCGCCCGTGCTGCACGTCTTGGCATGCGAGCAGCACACGCGAGCGCGCGCAAGTACATGGGCAAGCGGTGCTGGCTCCCGATGGTTACGATTGAGTCGGGCCGCATGCACTACAAGCCGTCGCTGAACCCGCAGTCCAGCAAGGCAGACCGAGCGCTCCTAGATTTTGCGGACGGCTTGCCGATTGCGACTGACGCGCAGGTCTATCAGGGCGAGCTGACGGTCAGTGAGTTGTGGCCTGACGGTCTGACACCTGCGCAGGCGGACAAGATCGTAGCTGACCCGCTGCGATATGACGACTGGATGCACGGCGACGGGCCGCTGCTAAGGCTGCGTGCAGCGCAGTGGTTGTCTGAGTTTCACGGCACGGGTCTCGGCTACGTTGACCATATGGTGCACTACCGA